GGATTAGGCATCACTAATAATATTTTTTTATCGTGATGTTTTCTACCTTTAAATTCTAATCTAGGGTCTTGTTCTAATAATCTTTCCCATCTATCACCGGGGACATCTCTTAATTTAGATAATTGCATTTCATTTTTTACAATCCTATGCCAAATCTTTTTTCCGTTAGTATTTCCTAGACTAGGGAAATTTCCTACATAGCCGGTATCGATATAATAATAATCCTCATTATTTTCTTTACAACGATTCATATGATCTATTTTAATCACACCTCGATAAACATTAATATCTTTCTTTACTGTATTAATGAACGAGTCCTCTATTGAAATTTTTTCTTCTTTCATATAGATTCCATCATGTCGTAAAGTTCTTGTTTCCATTCCTGATGATATTCGCATGTTCGATAGTTTTCAAACCAAGGACCACCCTCAGTGTAATGTATTAGTTTTGGTTTACCATCTTCTGGTTCTTTATACCATCCTGCTAGCCAGTTCCATTCTGGACTTAATGTTCCAATTTCTTCGTCTTTCAACCAGCTAAATCTATGCAAATACTTTCCTGTGGTTTTTTCATCGTTAATTAATTCTACATTTAAATTTTGATTGCTAGGATGTCCGCAATTAAACAGCATAACGCTAGACCAATTCTTTCTCGGATAGACTGTTTGTGCTTTCCCATCCATTTTTATACCTTCCTTAGGTGCATAGTCATGATGTACACACATAACGGCATACTTGTCATCGGCCTGCGTGAATAACTCTGCAATATCAGTCTGTAATATCATATCACAATCCATAAATATTGCCCATCCGTTAAAATTACACAATTCTGGAACTAGAAATCTAGTAAAGGTGAATTCAGTAGATGCTAGTTTATCAACAGGACGATCATAATATCCTTGTTCTCTCAATTCTTTTTGTATTAGCGGAGTAACAACAATGTCTTTGTTTCTTCTCAAGATACTATGTTTACATACTTGATATGCTATATCTTCTCTAGGATCATATCCTACAAATACTTTCATTCTAATTCCTCTAACATTCGTTTTGCTTTACCATTTCTTAATTCGCTAATATGAAATTGTCCATAGGCTAAGTGACATGCCCATTGATAACGTAAATCGTCATCTGGATAAAATGGATTTTCTATTTTGCTTAAATCTTGTAACGAAACTGGACTAGCCGCGTTAGATGGAGCTAATGTAAATGCAGGCACCCCGTGAAAGATTGATTCTACAGCGGCAACAGAATTATACGTTACAAGAGCAAACACGTTATTATCAAGAGCATCTTGCAAAGTATCTGAAGATATTCTTGTAATTCTATTTGGATTCCTATTTCTAATTTCTATAGGTCTGTCGGTATATTTTTTTATTGTGTTCACGGTGTCATCAATCCATTGATTTAATTCTATTCCGTAAAATTTACAAGGTTTTTCATCAGGAGTTGCAATTAATATTTTTCTTCCATCTTTCTTCCAAGGGTAAATTTTTTTATTAAAACTTTTAAATCTATCATCTTTTCGAGGTATAATCTTACCATGTTGTAAATCATTTTTTACTACCCTATGCCAATATTTCCAACCAAATGGATTGCTTCTATTTTTTTCGTTTCCAAAATATCCAGTATCCACGTAGTAAAAGGTTCTACCAGTTTTCCAGCACTTTTGTATTATTTTTTTCTTTAAAATTCCTCTTAATACAATAGGGCCGACAGTATCATCAAAAATAAATTCGTCAGAATCTACAGGTTCTTCATTTGAGCCGAGAGCAAATTTATTAATATATTCATCTTGTTTATTCTTGCTTAAAAAAATCCATTTACTCATTTTCTTACAATGTCCCATTCTGCGCAGAGATCTCCGTATTGTATTTCTACCACTCTTAGAGGCTTCTCTGTTTGATTAGATAATTGATGCCATTCTTCTTTTTTTATTACTTCTTTTTCGTGCATTTTCATTGTAATTACTTTGTTCGGCTCGATCCTTGATAGTGTCGCTATGCCTTCGGATACTATCCAAAATTCATTCCTATATCTATGATATTGCATACTTAGAGATTTGTCAGGATCAACAGTCAATTCTTTTACAACCATCGTAGGCTCGTGAGGACCATGAACTTCATGCAATACTCTATAATAACCCCAGACTCTTTGAGTTTTAGGAGATTTATAATCTTCTAATATCCATGAACTAGAATTCTTTTTATCCTCTCCTCCTACACCAAAAACAAACTCAACATTTTTAATATCAGTGTCCATTTCTGGAATATTGTCTTTGGTTCTATCACCACCATTAGCAACAATTATTTTCGCATCTGGATATATTAATCTTGCATTACGTATCGCTTCTTTAGCACTACCATCGCTGTCGTCAAACAGCACAGTATGATCTACCATTTTTAAATTCTTTACTATGGATATCCTTTCAGTGCTTGGCATGAAAGCTCGACCTTTTTTACGTTCTAGCCATGCATCACTATTGACACCCACTATAAGGATATCTCCTAGTTTTGCCGCGGATTGAAAATAAGCGATGTGTCCTGAATGTAATGGATCAAACCCGCCAGTAACTAATACTACGTTTTTCATAGCAGTATTTATATACGTAGTTTATGATAATATTTAAAGACTGGCGTCTTCTAAACCTGCTGTTCTTAGTTTTACTATATTAGACAATTGCCATTGTTTGATATCCAAACCCTTGATTATTCCTAACCATTTGTTCCTTAACAATGCAACTTCGTTGATGATTTTTTCAAAATCTACTACTTCAGACTCACCATCTACGAACTTCTCTGCGTCTCTAGAACTTAATGCACGTTGATAGTTTTCAACGTACTTTCTAAATAGAGAAGATCGTAGACGACGTAGTTCGATATTAAGATATTCGAGTATTGCTTCGATCTCTTGTAACTGATGAAATCTATTTTCTACTATTCCTGGCATCTGTGAAGATGCTTTCTCTATGCTACCATATATATTGGTTTCTTTTTTGGCTTGTAATAACTCAGCCTCATAGTATGCTACCGCATCAGGTATAGTACTTACATCTTTAGAAACTTTATCGTACCAGTTCAATTAATCCTCGTCATCTTTGTAGTAGTCATCGCTCTCTATGTCTTCGCCATCGATCGCATATTCTATCGCTGTGTCTAGATGTGGATCGATACCTTCAAGATTTGCGAGAGCAGATTCTTTGATTCCATGATCTAACAAAAGGTTAACGTATTCCATCGCCGCTTCGTCTCTTGTTTTCTCAGGAAGTTTTTCAACTATCATGGTCCAAACATCTGCAATTAAATCTTCGTTCATTCTTCGGTGGTCTCCGGTTGTTTCTGATCTGAATCTGTAATAACTTCTCGTACATCTCCATGTCCGTCTACAAATTCTTCTACATCTTCATTTACCTCTTCAGCATCGACCATGGTAGGTTTTTTGGCAATATCCTGCATTACCATGTTTAACTTCTCACCGTCCCAATTTTTTCGATATTCCAAATGTACTTCACCGTTGAGGTCAATGTATTTAAGTCTATTACCATCTTTTTTCAACAATCCTTTTGCTTCAAAAAGATCGACCAATCCACTGTAAGGATTCATGCCAGTCTCATATGGAATCTTAACCTGCACTGATTCGAACGGTTTAGCATATCTAGTTTTCATAACTTTACATGCGGCTCTGATACCACGCACATCAGTTACTTTGTTGCCATCCTCGTCTTCTTTCAGTTTAAGTTTTTTCATCGCTACAACGATTGAACTTGCATAGATAAAACCTTGTCCACCTGATATCTTATCATCTGGATCAAACATGTCTTGCGATGCATATGTATGATTAGTTGCTACTAGTCCTACATTAGCAGTACCGAACATGTTAACACAGTTTCTAACAAGTGCTGTTAATGCCTTAGGTTTACGACCCATATCACCTTTCAAATCGCCTGCTTCGAACTGATTGACATCAGTAGGAGTCAATAACATACCTAACGAATCGATAACAAATAATACTTTAGGACGGTCTTCTTCTACCATCTCTTTGTATTCTTTCATAAACTCATTGACCGTTTTTGCGACATCGTCAATCATAGCCATGTTAAGTTTTAAAAGTTTGTCTTCTGAAGTATCAACATTAAGTGCTTTCAACCATGCTTCATCTAGTGCGTTTTCTGAATCGATCAACACCACGAACACACCTTGTTCTTGTGCATGTCTAATAATGTTACCTGAACAGATATACGATTTACCTGCACCAGATTCGCCTGCGAATACTGTTACCTTACCTAGTGGAACACCTTTATTAAAGTCTCCACTGATGAGATAGTTAAGTGCGTAATTGCCAGTGCTAATCCAGTCTGTAGGATCATTGAAACCAATGCCTAACCCTGTAATACTTTTTGTAATACTTTTTCTAAATTTGCTTACATCAAATGCTTTTGCCATAATAATTCCCTAATAAAATGTGCGGGCGAACCCGCACTATTTTTAATTACTTCTGTCTGTTTCTGATCATTGCTAAGATGTCATGCGCTCTACTTTTGTCATCTCCGCCTTCACTTGCTGTTTCTTGTGGAGCAGGAGTTTCTGTAGTAGCCGCTGGAGCAGGAGTTTCTGTTACAGTGGTATCTGTCGCAGGTGCTGGAGCCGCTGGCGTTGACATTGTTGTGTTTGGATCACCTGTCTGCTGTGACATTCCTGCTGGACGGAAATATTGTCCAAACTTTTCAACGTCATATGCTTCACCATCAACAGATGCTTGGAACATTTCATACATCACTTTTAGTTCAACGTCTGTTGGCTTCTTAGGAAGGAAATCTGACATATTAAACAATCCGTGTGTGTCAATGGCCGCTTTTTCTTTATCATCTAAAGCACGTTCTCTACGTGACCATTTACTTGTTGAATAGTCTGCGAAACCGCCTTTTGATGTTTTAGCGATACGGAAATCAACTCCACGTAAGTAATCTGTAGGTAATTCTTCTAGCTCTGGATCCATTAATGCAGATTTAATAATTTGGAAAATCTGTGGACCGATGATAAATCTACGGATTGGATTCTCTGGTTGTGTTTCTTCATTCAACGGATCTTCTACAACAAAACCTTGGAAAATATAAGAACGTTTCTTCCAATACTTACGACCCATGTCTTCTAATGATTTGTCTTTAAACCAGCCACGCACTTCTGAAAGAATTGGACATGCTGTACCATCATTGTACATTTCTACACATGGTACTTGTACCTGTACTGGACGTGAATCTGTTTCACCCTTGATACCTGCGAA